ATTGTTAACAAGACCCTTCGGGGTCTTGTTTTATAAAGGTATATTTGTGCCTTTATAAAACAAGTGAGGTATTTATGGCAACAGATTTAGTAACAAAAGCTGAATACAAAACTTACATGGGAATTACCAGCACAAATTCAGATTCAGAAATTGATTTTTTAATACCCAAAGTCAGCGACTTGGTAAAATCATACTGCCGTCGTACCTTTGTAGATCATTATAGCGACATTAAGGTTGAAGTTTTTGATGGTGGGTTTAAAGAGATTTTGCTAAAAGAAACCCCCGTTGTAAGTATTAGTTCAGTAAGCTATAGTGCAGACTATGGCAAAACATATACAAACTTAGTAAAATTTACTGACTGGGTTCAAAAAGGTGACTCGATTGTAAGTATTTATACACCTGTATTTGAAGAAGCAATTAACGGATATAGAGTAAGTTACTTTGGCGGATATGATCCCATTCCTGGTGACTTAAAACTAGCTGTACTGGATTTAATTGAGTATTACTCGCGCAACAATGGCGCCGTACATAGTAGTCGCGATTTAAATCCTAACACTACGCAAATTAATTATGTTGCATCTACTAATTTACCCGCTACTATTAAGCGTGTTTTAGATCAGTACGTGGCGGACTTTACATAATGGCAAAAATACAGGAATTTATAAGCCCAAACATTGCGGAAAATCTTGGTAAAGAGTTACTTAGTATAGTTGGTGACAATATAAAAACTGCCGACACATCTCTTTACGAAAGAAAGTCTTTGAATTTTCGGGATATTATTGATAATAATTTCCCAACAATGCTTGTGGTAGATTACACAAGCATTAAACAAGAGTTAAAGCAGTACCAAGATATTGATACTGCACTAAAGACATATATCAGCGAAACTTATAGTCCTACACAAAAAGATTATAGTGTAAATAAATTCTCAGATAGCGAAATAGATTTACTGTTAAAAGCCATTAAATACGGTATTAGTAAGTTTTCTTCAACTTCTGCGACAAAAATATCTTACAAAGACTTACAGACAAGTCTTTCAAATATTGTACAGTCAGAGCAACCAAACAGTACTACAGTAGCAAGAATAAAGCAACTATTTAGTAAAGTATATAAACTTACTGATATTTCAACAAGCTCAGTAGAAGTATTTATATTTCCTAATTTTGCAAATCTTGGTGGGTTACTACGAGGTCCACTAGATGTTGGACTTTCCATAGCCGAAGCTGAAGCAGGAAAATCAATCAGTGATCTAGACTCTGTCGGACAAGTTTTAGCTTACGGGCACACTGCTGCAGGGTACGTAGACAAAGACGGCAATGCAAAATTAAACTTTAATAGTCCAAAACTATTGGCTATAATGTTTGACGTTATGTCTTCAGCCAGCGACAAGTCCCCAGTAGCGGCACGAGCTGCTTTAGATGCAGCTACATTTTTTGTTAATGATACAAGACAAACAGAAGTATATATTAATATTGACAAAGAATTTAGTGAAGGCTTTGTAAAGACTTTTGTTTCTATTGGTGGAAATATAGTAAAGCTTGAAAACAGTTTAATAAACTCCAGACGAGGATCTGTTTTAGAAAAACGAGAAAAACGAGGCGTAAATAAGTCCGTTTTAGATAAGCTAGCAAAAGAATTTGCAAAAGCAGATAGCTTAGTAAGCAAAAGACTTGCTAGGTATATCTTAACACATAAAAAGTCACCTAACGTTATAGAGTATTTAACACATAGTTTGGTTAGTACTTTAAAAGGTGAGCCAGTACAAAAATACAAAAGTAAAAGTAAGCAATCTAATAGCAGTAAAGATGGTCTTAAAAAGCAAGTAAGTTCCGGAGTAATAAAAGGTAAAGCAAAATTACCAGTATTACCAAAGCCTGCTACACAACCACCTAAAGCAAGTATTAATTTACTTAGTTTGACTACTTTAATAAATAGTCAACTACAAGACGTAATTAGTGCTAATATGGGAAATGGTAGCAGCACTACTATCTTAAATTATCGCACTGGTAGGTTTGCCAGTACTGTTAAGGTAGAAAATGTTTCTATGAGTAGGCAGGGTATGATAACCGCGTTTTACTCTTATATGAAAAATCCGTACGCAACATTTAGTGCGGGAGGGCGTCAATCGATACCTGCAACCAGAGACCCTAAACTATTAATCTCTAAGTCAATTAGAGAAATTGCAGAACAAGTAGTATCTAATAGGTTAAGGGCAGTAGCACTATGACAAAAAGAATTAGTATTGTAACAGCCCTGGCTGAAAAATTTAAAGTAATAGACGGTAATCCTCCTTATAGTACCGATTTATTTGATAATAGCTACCCTAAGCTTAAATTTTGGGATGAGGTTCAAGACTTCCCCTGTGTATATCTTACACCAGGCACTGAAATTCGTGACTATCATCCAGCCGATTTTACTTGGGGTTTCTTAAACGTAAACGTTAAAGTGTATGTTCGCAGCGAAAACGAAGCGCAACAGCAGTTAGAAGATTTAATTAATGATCTCGAAACTGTAATAAACGCTAACCGTGTATTAGTATATGACACTACTAATAACCTTTCAACCACTGAAATATTAATTCAGTCAATAACTACTGACGAAGGGCTATTAGCTCCTTATGGTGTCGGTGAAATCAATCTACAAGTGCGCTACGCATTAGTATAACTCGGATATATACAAGTACGACAACAGATAAATATCTAGTCACAGTGCTTAAATATTTCCAAAAATCATAAAGGAAAGAGTATGGCATTAAATTTACTACGCAATAGTCGTGTGTTCGTCACGATTAACCTAGATAGTAACGGTGATGTAGCCACAAGTGGCCACACCCCAGCAACAACACGAGAAATCCAAGTTTTAGATGGATTCTCTTTTTCACAAAATACAGGACAAGAAACTGTTACAACCAATGAAGCAGGTATTGCTCCTATTCGTGGTCAGCGCAGCTTCAACACTTCATTAGAGCCAGTAGATTGGAGTTTTTCTACCTATATTCGCCCTAAATTCATTGAAGGTACTACTGTTGTAAATACCTCAGGATTTGACGCTGATGATGAAATCATTGCAGAAGAATCGGTTCTTTGGGCAGCAATGTCTAGTGTTTCTGGTAACGGTTGGACACCTACATACGGTGTAGCCGCTGCGACTAGTCCTTCAGTAGTAGCTGCAGCAGCGCCTTATTCAACAGTTGCTTTCGGTAACTCTAACGCTCATCAATTACAAGCTTTTGGTTTGATTATTCAGTTTGAAGCAGTTACTTATGTTATTAATAACTGCGCAGTTGATTCAGCAACCATTGATTTTGGGTTAGATGCTATTGCTATGATTGCTTGGGCCGGAAAAGGTACCACAATGAAGCAGTTGCCCTCAACCTTAAATATTCCTACAGGCGGTGTTAATGTAACAGGTGGCGGTTTTACAACCACAGTAGCAGTTCCTAGCAACGACTTCAAAATTAAAGATACTACAGCACGTTTTATTCCTAACAAGCTGTCTACAATGACTTTGGCATCCCTTGCTCACGGCGGTATTAGTACACCTACCAACTACACTATTGCACTAACTGGTGGTAATATTACAATTAGTAATAACTTAACTTATTTAACTCCAGCAAACTTAGGTGTGGTTAATACACCAATTACCTATTTTACAGGTACTCGTTCAGTCACAGCAACTGTAACAGCTTATCTCAAAACTGGAACTGATCCAATAACTACGTACAAGCAAGGTGCAGGACTTTTGAATGATTTGATAGCAGCAAGTACAAGCACAGAAAACAAGTTTAACACAACAATTTCAATTGGTGGTGCAACTAACGGCACTCGTGTTGACTTGACAATGCCCACAGTTCAGTTAACTATTCCAACTGTTACATCTGAACAAATTATATCTACTTCTATTGGACTGACTGCTCAAGGTGCTGCTAGTGGCGGTGCTTACGATCTCGAAGCTACCAATGAATTAGCTATTAAATACTACGCAGTTCAGTAATTACTAGCTGCATTTTCATAGAGACTGGGTTGATCTCCAGTCTCTCTTTTTAAACTTATTATTATATAATGACTACTCTCTCTTTAAAAACACTGTTAGTTCCTAGTAAATCGGTACAGGTAGAATATCCTGGTATGCCTGGTTTTATTGTTGATTTGGCATTTTTATCTCGTGAAACGCTTTTGTCGATTCGCAAGAAATCTACCAAAACAAGTTTCAAGAACCGTCAGGCTTCAGAAGACTTCAACGAAGATTTATTTTTACAGCTGTATGTTGAAAATGCTGTTAAAGGCTGGAAAGGCTTTAAACTAAGTTATCTTGAGCAACTAGCTCCAGTTGATTTAAAAGGTCAAGATATGGATGACGAACTAGAGTACACTGCGGAAAACGCATTATACTTGATGAAGAATTCCAGTAACTTTGATGCTTTTATTAGCGAACAGGTATCTGACCTGGGAAACTTTTCGACGACCAACTCCGGCAAGTAAATCAGCAGTTGGTCAACTATCTTCAAAATATGAGTGTTGGTATGACCAAAGAACAGTATTTTGAAATGTGTGAAGCATTAGGCACAGAACCCAGTGAACTTGAAATTCCAATAGAGTTTGACGACTTTCCATTAGAAGTCCAACAGGCATTTAATGGGTACCGAATGTTACGAGATGAGTGGGATACCATGAATGGTAACTACTTGGGTAAGTCACTTATTGGTATAAAAGACGTTCTTGAAGCAACAGAGATTGAACCGTCTGAACATAAGTTTATAATCATGCTAATTCGTATGATTGATAATGTCAGATCGGATGAAATCAATAATAAGAAAAAGATGCAAGAGCCCGCTAGCTAAAAATTAGCGGGCTTTTTTGCGTTAAAAATTTTTTGGTTTGACAAAAGTGTGGTTGCATGTTATAATGTACACTAGTCAAGCTATTAAAAGTTTTAGCCACCAACCCTAAAGAGGAGTACAGATGGCATCAAATCAAGTTAATATTAATTTAAGCCTACAAGATCAGACAAGCAGTATTAAGAAGCGTACTGAAGAAGTCAAAGGTTTAAATAAAGAATTACAAAAAGCACAGCAGTACACTACTGGCACAAAAACTGGTGCTAGAGCAGCTGCAGCCAGCTTTGGCGCAGGTGAAAATATAGAGTATGGTCGTGCTCGTGGATCTATGGGGTCTACTGGAGCAAGCGGTCGTGACTTTGCAAACCAAGCTCAAGGTCTTGGGGGATTAGTTCGTTTGTATGCTACCTATGCTGCCAACGTATTTGCAGTTAGTGCAGCTTTTCAAGCATTACGTGAAGCTATGAACACAACCAATATGGTTCGTGGATTAGACCAGCTTGGTACCGCAACAGGCACAGCCATGGGATCTTTAGCAAAACGTTTCTCTGAAGCCAGTGGCGGAGCAATAAGTTTACGTGAGTCAATGGAATCTACCGCCAAAGCTTTAAGCAGTGGTATGACTCAGAAACAGTTTTTACAGCTAGGAGAAGTAGCTAAGAAAGCATCTCAAGCATTAGGTATTAACATGCCAGACGCTGTTAGTCGTTTGACTCGTGGTATAAGTAAACTTGAGCCTGAATTATTAGATGAACTAGGGCTGTTTACAAAAGTAGGTAAAGCCGCAGAAGAGTATGCTCGTAGTGTTGGTAAAAGCACAGATAGCTTAACTGATTTTGAAAAGCGCCAGGCGTTTGCAAATGCTGTTTTAAAAGAAGGTATAGATAAGTTTAGTAATATTGACATACCCACAAATCCTTATGATAGATTATTAGCTACTTTAAAGAACGTTACACAAGGTATACTAGAAGTAATTAATAAGGCAGTAGTACCATTAATAGATTTTTTAAGTAAAAGCCCAACGGCTTTAACAGGCGTAATTGCTGGATTAAGCATACTGATCCTACGACAAGCGCTTCCAGTTTTTACAAGTTATCGTGAAGCCATGCAGAAAGCTACGGCAGAAGCAGCAAGCTTATCAGAAGAAAAATTAAAACAAGCACGAAGATCTCTAGAGTTAACTAGAAAAGTAAAGGCTGATGAAGTAAAACTAGAGCTGGATAACATTGCGCAGATTAAAGCTGAACAAGTAGACGCTGCAGAAGCTACGTTAAGGTCTGTGAGTAAAAGAGGAATATCTAAGGAAGTACAAACAATCCTTCGTAAACCTGATATATTAAGTATCAATGAAAAAGACTTATCTGTATTAGATACTTTAGGCAGTAAACAAACTAAAGTAGCTGCACAGTACAGAGCTCTAGCTTTAGCTATCAGAGAAGCACAGAGTGCTAATGAAAGATATATTTCTGGAGTAGCAGCTGCAAATGAGAAAGTTAACGCTCCTGCAAGATTTGGATCTGCAGCTGACGCTGCCCAAATTAAACTAGAAAGTGCTCGTAGACAAGCTGCTGCAGCTAATTTAGTAGGCAGTGTAGGAGAAACAGCATCAACAGTAGGAACCCTAGCTGCTAGCAAAGAATTAGTTTCTGGATTAAAAACCGAAAAACTTGGATTATTTCGCGGAGGTTTAGCCGCTGTTAGTGGAGCCGCAAGCATAGCAGCCGCAACAATAAGTAATTTATCAGCAGTATTTAGCAAATTTCTTGGAACATTAGCTATAGCAAGTATAGCTTTTGAAGCATTAGATTTTCTATTCAGTAAAAATTCAAAAGAACTGGATGATTTTAAATCAGGACTAGATAATTTAGCTGAAGCTACAAAAACTGCTACCAATGTTTCTGAAAAATTTGGAGCAACGCTTAGTACTGATAGTATTAATGCAAAAGCTAATGCTTTTGCTAATTTAACAGAAGGCGTAAATCAAACTGTAAATCAATTGCGTTCAGTTAATGCTGTAGCCAGCGGTTGGGATAAGTTTATAGACGGATTCAAAGAAATCTGGGGCGGAAATATACGTAAACGTTTTGAAGTAGGATTTGTAGATAGTATTGCTGCTGCAATCAAAACGGCTCCTGAAGGAAAAGTAAAGTATGAGCTTGAGCAAAAACTAGGAACTTTACTAAAAACCGATAATCTTAGTATAGAAGGAATCGGAGAAGCCTTATCTCAAGTACCTACTGATAAATTAATAGATCTTTCCCGCAACGTATCAGTGGTATTAGACGAGAGTGATAAGACACTTAAAAAAGCTCAACTAGTTACACAAAACGTAAAAGAAACTGGTAAAAACGCCTCTGAAGCATTTTTAACTTTTTCCAATAGTGTTTTTGGATCTAGTCCACTAGAAACTTTTTTACTGGCTTCTACCAAAAATATTGTTGCCATACGAGATGCATTAAAAGACTCAACAGGAGCTGCAGCAGAGTTTGCTAATATTGCTTCAGGTGCTACTAGGCTAGAGTTTTTACCTGAGCAAGCAATTGGTGATTTGCAAAGAATTACTCAAGAATATAATTTGATCAACAATGGTCTAAAAAATCAAGCAAACAATCTTGATAAGGTACGTGAGCGCATTAACGAAATATCCAAACTACGAAACAGCTTTAGTTTTATGTCGGCTGACAAAGTACAAGCTTTGGATCGAGAGCAGGCACAGTTAAAAGCAAGTTTACCAAAACTTCAGGCTGATGTTACACAAGTAGAACAAGTGTTAAAACAAAAAGCCAAAGAAGCTGGTGAAGTAATGGCATTAGCAGTTGGTAAACAACTCGAGTTAGTATTTCAACAAACAAAGCTACGTTTACAGCAATTAGATGTTGGATTCCAACAACAAGTGGCGGCTTTAAATCCTGTAAAAACAGCGGCAGGGATAAAAGAGCAAACTAGTTTGGCTGTTCGTGGTATACAGATAGACATTCAATTAAGAAAAAGCAATGAAAGCTTAATTAATTCCATCGACTTATTAAGAGTACAGATGGAAGTTACAACTGCAAAAGAAGCATTTGAAGCTGCAAAACTAGACACAAGTGCGGCTATGGCACCTATGCGTGCTGAAAAAGAACAAGCTCTTTTGGCAGCAGAAAATAAACTAGCAGCTTTAAAATCTGGCAAAATGTCTGAGCTGCAAAAATATGCCGCAACTGATCCAGGTATTATTCAGTCTGCTCAACGCCGACAGAGTTCGGAAGTGCTAAACAGAGACCAAGCTAATAAGATACGAATACAAGAACTAAAAGGTGAAATAGAACTAAGTGACCTTGTTTTCGATAATAGAAAACAATCTTTAGAGTTCGCCAGACAAGAAGCACAACTTAAATTAGAAGAGAAAAAACGTACTCCTGGTTTTCTCGGCGGAGAGCCAGCAGCATTAGCCGCTGTAAAAGCCGCAGAGGAAGAATTAGTAAAATTCTTAGATCCAATAAACAAAGCATTAGATGTTTTAGGTACAGAGCGGGAAGAAGCTGTAGCAAATATAGCTCTAAAACTAGGCAAGGATCAAGCAGTTAAAGATGAAGTCGCAGCAACTCTAGCACAGCGAAAACAACGTCAAACAACACTTTCAGGCTCTAGAGGTGTTGTTGCAGTCGGTACAGCTGAGTATAACTCAATGTTGGCTCAAGCTGCTGTATTTGATGCTGAGCGTGTGCGCTCCGAAGAAGAAAAAATGATGTTTGCTAAAGCCAATTATGATACTGGTGTAGCTAGCATTAATTCGGCAAAAGAAGAGCTTAGCCTTTTAGCTTCACGAGGTGCGATAACAGAGCAGCAAGCAGCCCAACAACTTCAAACACTAACTAATCAACAAGCACAATTAGACTTAGTTCAAAAATTAAAAGAAATTGAAAAGACTCGATTCTTAGCACAATTAGAGTATTCTAAAAAGGTTTTAGAGGGTGCTGACGAACAATCTACTGAAATGAAATTACAGTATAGTATGATTCAGTCTAGAGCTGCATTAGACAATGAGGCCGCCCAAAGAGATTTTCAAGCAAAATTAAAAACAGCCGATATTACTGCAAGCTTAGCCGATCGTCAAACACAGTATGAGAATGTATTTAGACAAAGCTTTGATAACATGGCAGATGCCATGGTCGAGTTTGCAAAAACAGGAAAACTTAGTTTTAGTAGCCTTATTAGTACAATGGTTGAAGGTATACTACGTTTAGAACTTCAAATGCAATCAAAGGCACTATATTCATTATTTAGGCCTGCAATTGCAGGATTGTTTGCACCAGCACCGGGTAGTTTAGATTACGGACCTGTTGGACCCACCAATGCTAAGGGCGGAGTGTACGACACTGGATTAAAAACTTTTGCCAAAGGCGGAATGTTTACTAATTCTATTGTAAGTCAACCTACTTTGTTTAAGTTCGGAAAAGGCACTGGTTTAATGGGCGAAGCAGGGCCAGAAGCTATTATGCCACTAAAGCGTGATAGTAACGGAAATCTTGGAGTACGTGCAGGCGGTAACGGCGGAAGTGTAGATGTAGTTGTTAACAACTATGGAAGCGAAAAAGCTACTACTAAGGAAACTACGGACAG